AGAGAGTGGATTTTTGGTATCATAGGAACTGTAGCCGTAACCACTATGATGCTTGTAAGTGTGGACATCACAATCAATAAATTTGAACCTAAACCACTACAAGACAAACGCATCAAGTGCGTTGACGGCGACTTATGGGAAGAAATTAAACCCCATATCTATGTAAAGAGTCACCTCCAATGTTTTGAAGAAGGAAAGTTTAACTCAAGATGACGGACGATCAAATTGTTCAAATAGCACAAGATGTTGATGCTTTCTTAATTAAAGAAGCACAAGATTTCAACATAAGCGCAATTGACCTTAGTGCTATCGTAAACTCACGCTTGAGAGTTATGAGTGTTGTGGAGGGGTCAGAAGATGATTACGATGACCTTATAGACCATTTAAATAGCCAAACTGTCATTTTACCGAAACAAATACATTAGATAATGCAAAAGAAAACAAACGAAGAATTAGCTATTATTGTCAAAGATTACATAGAAAAATATCAAAGCACTACACGTAATAAGATAAAATTAGCAACAGGAATTAGTAACTATAAGCTTAATGAGCTCGAGGATTTAGGGCTTGTTAAATTACCACCCAAACTTAAATCAGGGATGAATACGCCTTGGAGGTTTTATAAAACATGACAGTCTTACGAACAGAAGAGCATTGCAAGGCAATCTATACATTGTTATGTAAGCTACCTCCGTTCGACAAGATTGAAATGCCTACTGCTTCAAAAATTATATGGATTATTTCAGACCGAGAAGATGTTCTTGGCGAGTATATTCCTGAACCGCACACCATCACAATATCACTAGCACGACAGGATCATTTTGAAAATATATGTAAGACTATCCTACATGAGATGGTGCATATGTTGCTTTACTTAGAAGGTAAGGCTCACTACGAGAAACACGATAAAACTTTTAAAGCTTGGACTGCTAAGATTGCAGCTATTTACGGGTTTGACCCTAAGGAGCTGTAGGCTCTTTTTTCTTATTGTATTCTCTTACTACACTGTATTGCTCAGGATCGTACATAACATCAGCAATATCTAATGGAATTGATGCTAAACCAGCTACGCCACGAGCTTGAGGGAAGAATGGTTGAGTTGCTACAAGGTTTGTAGCGCCCGCTAAGCCTGATAGCAATCCACCTTTAATATCGCCACGTTTCAATCTTTCGCCTGCTTCACCTAATTGAGAACCACCAATTAAGCCCGTAGCTCCTGTTGAGATAGGTGCAAATCGAGAAATAACTTTTGATGCGCCTCTAGCCATCTTGCCACCTACATCAACTAATTCATCATAGAATGGAACACCTTTGCGCAATGACTCTCTAATCTTTTGTTTAGATGCCAACTCTTGTTCAAGCTTTTCTTTAACGCCAGGAGGTAGGGCAACATGACCACGAGTAAGTGTTTCACCTTCAGCTAATTTTTTTTCTAACTGTATAGCTTTTGCAGCATCAAGAACAGTATCGCCACCTACGCCACCAATTTTACTTGCCCATTTATCGCCTGCTTTTAAAGATAGTTCTTTATCAAGGGCTTCCTTGACGGCTCTATCAATATCTTTTCTACCATACTTATAAGCTTGTTCGCCTACGCCTAAAGCAGTTCCTCCAAGCAATCCTGTCATTCCTGGATGCTCAGTTACAAAATTACCACCATCACCCTCAACTTGAGTTTTATTAATTTCTATAGGCTCGGCTTTTGGTCTTTGGAAAAATTCATTTTTAGACTCACCTGCTTGAGCATTTGATAATGGATAAAATGAATGAATATTTTCTAAATAATTTTTTGTTTCATCAGGAAGAACATCAAAGCTTTCCTTGCTTTCAATATATTTATCAGCAGTCTTTGGGCTTGCGTTATATGCTACTAAAGCTGCACGTTTGTTGTTATCGTATCTATCTAAATTTTCTTTAAGTATAGCAATACCCGCATCAATATTTTTATCAGGGTTATGTAAATCTTCTTCTTTTAATTTAAGGCCTTTGGCATTTGCAGGCATGACTTGCATGATACCAACGGCACCACTTGTAGGGTTATCTTGATTAATAAATTTACTTTCGTTCCACGCAAGAGCTAACGCAAACTCAGGATCAATACCTGCATCACGAGCTTTGGTTGTAATCTTAATAGCGTTTGCTATTTGCTCTTTAGAAAGTTTTTCTTTAGAGAAATCCATTATGGTTGTTGTCCTAAGATAGATTGTTCAAGAGGCCCAATTTCTCTGTTGCTAGAAGTTGCGGGTTTACCTTTGGTCGGAATAGCTTCTTTAACAGCACCAGGCATATATTCATTAGCAATATCTGCGGTATGTGTAGCGTATGCATTATAAAGTTTTTTGTAATCAGAGCTTCCCATAAAGTCAGCCATAGTTCCTAATTTATGTGTGTTTACATATTGATTAAATAAATCTGCTTTTTGCATATCAAATTGTGATTTAGCAATTAATAATTCAGCTTTAAGTTGAACTACTTTTGCAGGATCACTGATACTTGGCATAATGTTTCTAACGATAGCTCTTTCACCTTCTGTTACCGCACCTTGTTTAGCAAGGTAAATACGTGTATATGCTAACTCTGCTTCAGAAGCTGGCTTTTTAAATTGTTTAGCTGCATCGATTTCATCTTGGTTACCGCCTGCCATGATAACAAGCTCTTCAATGTTACCAACACCAATAGATGTATTGCCTACTCTTACAGGCTCTTTAAGTGCAGTTAGGAATACTTTGTCCCAACCTTTTTTAGCTAGCTTACCAAACATGCCTTTTGTGGCATCATTAGAAGCTATGTTAAACATTTGTTGACCACTCAAAGCTACATTACTTGCAAGTTTTGAATCATCAGTAGCTTCTTTAATATCGCCTTTTTGTAATTCAAGTTTGTTTTTATTTGCTTCAACATCAGTAAGTTTTTCAATTTCTTGACGACGTGCTTTACTTTGTGGGCCTTCAATAGCTTCTGAAGTAACAACCTCACCTGCTTTAGGTGTAGGAATAATACCTTCTTTTCTATAGTATTTAAGAAATTCATCGTCAGTAGCATTTCTTGAAATTAAATTGTCAATAGCTCTTACTTGTTTAACTGTAAGAGTATCGCTAGGCTCATTAAGAACTGGTAAGAATCTACTTACTTTACCATATTCTTTTTGTTCAATCTCTTTGGCTTTTTGTTGGTTGTCATACAACTTCTCAAGCAATGCACCTTTTTTCTCGTCATATTGAGCAACAGCAGCAATGTCTTCAGGGCGAATATTAATATCACCGCCTTGAGCATCTTTAACAAATTTATCAATTTTAAATTGAGTATCTAAATCACTAGCGCCTTGAGCTAAGTCACCACGACCACGTTTAAATATGTCTTGGAACATTTTATCGCCCATAAGTTGACGTTCAAGAGCAACCTCACCTTGTGTGCCTTTTAATTGTTCACCAAGAAGTTCGTTTTGAGTCTTCATATCTTCAAGTCTGTTTTTCTCGGCTTGCTCACCTGCTTCACGGTAACCTTTAAATCCTTTACCTGCTGCAACGCCAAAGAAAGGTGTTTCAGATAATAGACCTTCTGCTAAACCCATAAGCTGTGGGTCATAGTTAAGTCTTTGTTGTCTAGTTTGGAAGCTATCAATCATCTTTTGTAGATGTTGATTGTATGCTAGTTGTTGATCGTGAAGACGACGTAACGCATTAGAAGAATATAAAGCTTCTTTTGTTTCAGGTTTCTTTTCTACTTGCGGTGTAGCTTGTACTGTCTCATCAACCGCAGGAGTTTGGTCTTGGTTTTGAAATTGTTCAAGTGCCATATATTATCCTCGATTGATTATAAAGTTTTTAATACTTGCAGGTAGTTCTTTAATTGGTTTTAAACCATCTTGAGATGTGCTACCACCGTCTTTAAATCCGAATGAACCCAACATAGTATTAAGTGATGTGTTACCCAATCCTTTTAATGCGTTAATTGCCGCAGCGTCTAATCCTGCAAATGGGTTAGTTGCTGTAGGTGTTGCGCCGGTTGTAGTTGTTCCTGTAGTTGATGCAGGAGCACCATACATAAGAGAACCAAGACCTGATAATAATCCAGTAATTTGTGCCAATGGTGATTGACCTAATTGACTTACAGTTGCAGGTGAAGTTGTTTGTGCAGTTTCACCAACTGGTATAGACATTGGGAATAACTTAGCTAAGTTTTGTGCTTGTAGCATTGGATAGTCTAATTGTTTTTGACCAAGCTGTTGTTGTTGTGCGCCAAGATCAGATAATGTTTTTAATCCGCCTGTGCCAATATTGTATTGTTCTTGAGCAACATTTCCTAAGCCTTGACCTGCTTGTAATTGACGATTTAAATCAGAGCCTGCAGTTGATAAAGCATTTTGATAACCAGTATTTAAAGCACCGTATTGTTGACCTAAAAGATTAGCTTGCATATCAGCTAAAGTTTGGCCTGTTGCTGTAGCTTGGCGTTTAGAGCCAAAAGAACCTGTACCAACACCTGCACCTGCAAGAGCAGGCAATACATTACGTTGAATGTTTTGTTGTTGTAAACGAGCCATTTCATCCACTACATTACGTGTATATGGATTCATATATCCTTGAACAATATCAGGCGTTGCAGTTGTTCCTGCATTTCCTAGTAAAGAAGCCGCTCCACCTGCAGTTTGTGCTCCACTAAATGCCGCGTTTGGAGCCATTTGAAAAGCTTGTTGTTGCAAAGGGCCAAAGCCTGCTACACCACCTTGTTGAATTGCATTAGTGCCTAAATTGGCAACATCTTGCATATAATTAGTATAAAACTCAGGAAGCGTTTGTTGCTTCTGAGTAGTAGTGGTTACGGTTGGTAGTGGCGACCCAGTAAATATATCAGCCATTATTTTGCTCCTTTAATATATGCCAATGGAGATTTGCTCTTTGGCGGTATTTTGTCATGTGGTGCACTACGTTTATGTGCACGAATATTTTGTCTGAATTGATCTAGTACTTTAGCGCCTGCTTTGTTTGATCCATTACCTAATTGAGCAACTGTCTCTGCATCGATAACATATTCACCGTCTGCAAGCATTGCAGGAATATCGTCAGATTGACCGTCACCAGCACCTTCTACATAAGCACCTGTTCTATAGTCTCCACGGCCTTGAATAGATGGAACATTAGAGAATGGTTTAGTTGACACAGGCACATTTAAATTATCTGTCATGGGTTGACCGCCAAGAGATAAATGCTGTGTAGCTAATCCGCCTTTTTTAGAGTTTAATACATCACTTGGATTTATAGGTGTGCCATAAGAATATGTTGGGGTTGTTGCTATAGGTGTTGAAGCTACAGATGGCACAGCTAATGAACTAGATACTGTTGATGATGTTGTTGGAGTTACAACAGAACTTGAAGTTGTGTCATATACTAAATCACCATTAGCGTCATAAATATTGCCGTCAGCATCACTGTAATACATAGGTGCTGAAGGTGTTGTAGTTGTAGGTGTTGTTGTTGGAGTCGTTGTTGGTGTTGCTAATGTAGACAATCCACCTATCGTTGTAGGAGTAGTTGGTGTTGGAGCCGTGGAAGTTGGAGTGCTTGGAGATACGGCTCCGCTACCAAAGGGTGAAACGCCTAAGTTTTGATATAAAGTTGAGTAATCTGCTTGTCCAGTTGGTGTGCCATATTCAGAATATGGAACAAATCTAGCAGCACCTGCTGGTGTAGTTCTTGGTTTTAATGTGCCAAGAGCTGACATATCAACACCCATGTTAGTAGGATGTGATGTGCCTGAATTAATTAATTGAGTAAGTAAAGCACCTAATCCTGCGCCTGTTAAAGCTTTATTGCTTAATAAATTACTTACTAAAGTAGCAATACTTCCTGCTGATGTGTTTGGATCGTAACCACCACCACCTGTATTATCTGCATAAATTGTGTTTCCTGCGGCATCTACAGTATTTTGAGTAGAAGTTGGAGATGTAGAGCTTAAAGCAGTGCTTGGAGCCATAGCTGTAGCAGCATCGATAATAGAATTACCACCATCTGCAAAGTGTTTTACATTGCCACCATGTTTAAATAATGGTGTAGGTAATCCACTACCAATATAACCACCATCTTTTACATATGTTCCTGTATCAATAGATGAATTATCAAATGAAGAATTATCTGCATAACCACCGCCTGATGTTATATCAGTGTATCCTGTATCGTCTGTAGCAACTGGAGTTGGATCGTAACCACCACCTGTATAACCATATAATTCGTCTGTTGTAATTTTAGTTCCTGTGTTTACATCAGTCCACATGCCACTTCCAGTATCTACATAATAAGTGCCACCTGAATTAACAGCATATAAATTACCGCTTGGGTCGTAAATGTTGCCATATTTGTCTTGGAAGTATGTACCTGCATCTTGAGTCCCATCAGGTGTTGCTGTATCTGATGGGCCTGCACCTGTACCTGTTGATAGATAACCAGGCATATTTGTGTTGGGTTGAGCAATCACTGTACCATTACTCATGTTTGTTCCTGCAAGAACATAGTTAGATACACCATTTGTTTTACCTAATTGGAGATCAATTTCTGCTTGTGTTGTTCCAGGAGGGAATGCCATACCACTTACAGTGCCTGTTGATCCACCGCCAATAGGTTTTCCGCTTGCAGTTCCAGTAGTACCTTTTAATGCATTTAAAATAGAATTAGCAATACCGCTTACATTAGGTGCACCTGCTTGTTGCTGATTAGCTCCTTGTTGATTAGCGCCTGCAGTAGCTGCGCCACGATTTTGAGCCGCATAACCTAAAAGACCACCAAACAAACCACCTAACAAAGGAGAGACTTCATTCTTTACATTTTCAATCTTTGGAGCTGCCATACCAGTACCGCCTGGTGATGTAATAGTAGTAGGCGCTGTAGCTATAGCTGGTTTACCACTAAGATTAAGGGTAGATTGGTCTATTGTTTGGGGAAGTGCCATAATTTATCCTAAATTTAAACCCAAATTAGCAAGCTGAGTAGTATTAGTCACAGGTGTTAATGTGCTTATATCCACATGAGAAGCTGGCTTATTAGCCAATTGAGTCTGAGGTTGTGTTGTTGATTGTAAACCACTATTAGCCGTTTGTGTAGGTGTTGTAGCGGTATTTGTAACAGTTCCTAAACCACCAGTTTGTGTTGTTGGGGTGATTGTGGGGGTTGTTGTAGGTGTAGTTGATGGTAAACCTGTAGGTAAACTACCTGTAAATGGTTTTAAAGAGCTAACATCTACATGTTGTGCAGGCTTAGGCTTTGAAACACCAGTGGTTGTGGTTCCACCTGTTGTTCCAGTTCCTCCACCTGTGATGTTATTTATTATGGAGTTTGTAAATCCTTGTTTAATAAGATTAGATACAATATTTTGAGCTGTATTTGCAATAGGGCTTAAAGTTGATGTACTTACATGCGATGGAGGAGGTGTTGTTTGTGTAGTTGTTGTTCCTGTGGTGCCAGTAATTGTTGTTCCTGTATCAGTAGTGCTTGTTGATGGTACGCCAGTATCAGGTAATTTAGGCACTAAATTTTGATATACAGACTCAGTGTTTACTGGTTTACTCATTAAATCTGCAAAGGTAGGATTTAATTTTGCTTGTGAAATTAATTGATTTTTTGTAGCGTCATCAGGTGCATTGTAAATTTGATTTAAAAGAGCAATATCTTGATTTGATAAATCATGTCCTACCATAGCTGTCTGATCTATTTTTGCTATTGATGAATTGATTTGGTCAAATTGATTTTGTAATTCTGCAGCTTTTGTAAAATCTCCTTTTTGAATTGCATCTTGAACATTTAACGCTGTATTATTTGCTAATATTTGACCTGATAAAACATCATAATTATTTTGCAAATCATTCATTTGATTTATAACTGGAGCAAATCTTTCTATATCAGCTTGATTTGTTTTTAAATAATCTTGAAAGGTAGTTAATTTAGTATCATAAGAAGATTTCAAATCTGTAAGGGATGTAGATAAGTCTTTTAATGCGGGAATATCTTTGTTGTTAATTTCATCTAACATATCTTTGTTTGGATTAGCATAATATTCTTTTTCTTTATCCATCAAGTTATTATAGCTGTTGTTGTATTTATCAAGTGCTGAATTATATTTAGATGTCATTCCTTCTAAATCAGATTGCATTTCACCTATGTTTTTATATGTAGAAACAGCCTCAGGATTTGAACTTTCTATATTTTTAAATTGATTAGAAAGGTCAGTAATTGCTGGAACATTTGATTTTATAGTATCCCATGTTTTTGAAAGTCCTGCGCTTACAAGGCTTGATGCTCCTGCCATCATTGCAGCTTGTGCAATGTCACCGCCTGTTACTGCAGCTACTACACCTCCTGTTAATCCTGAACCTACGGCGCTTGATACAATTTTAGCCATAGTTGGGTCGGTAATAACTTGAGAAATAGGGCCTTTTAAAAATGATCCTGCATCTAAATTAACACCTAATGAATTTCCTATTGATGGAATAAATGGTGTAATGCCTGCCGCGGCAATACTTCCCAAACTGCCTCCGTTTAAAGCTGTGACGGCAACTCGCGATATTGCTGTAGAAGCCAATTCACTTAAACCTAATCCTCCTGGGCCTAATACTGATGTTAATGCTACGGTTTCAATAATAGGTAATGCATTATCAACCACAAACTCTGCAACTGAGCCTATGACATCAACTACGCCACCAACTATATCACCTACAAAACCACAGCACATTATACGATTCCAATCTCTAGTTTATAGCCCAAAATTTGACCTGTATCGCCATAAGCACGAATAGGTGAATCTTGAACTTGAAACTTAATTGAATTTGCTTTCCTAATTAATCTTAGTAGTGACGCATTCCTTACAGTTCCTGTAATTTTTTTATAGCCTGCAATTTTTAAAGATTTACCAAATTCACGCAATGCTTCTAAGAATTTATCTTGTGAGTCTGTAGAGAATAAGTGTGCTTGTGAAGCAATTGGACTTTGCACTCTAAAAAATAAAATAGTATTGCCATGACGCATAGCTCTAAACTTATCAGACTTAATTGCGGCATATATATGACCATAAACCATTTCCCAGTCAGCACCAGGCTCCATACGCTCAAGACTTTTCTTTACAATCTCTTGTGTTGTTTCAGTTCCTGAACCATGTACATCGTTTGGTTTATGTTCTTTTCTTGGCTTTTCGCTTGTTGGCATTAGGTCACCTTTTGGTTTACATTGTTTACAAGTGCTGATGCCCAATCATCCCAATTTTGAAATTGATAAGGGTCAGGCACAGCTTCATTTGCAAATAAATCAATTCCTTTTAATCCAGCTCCCCAAGATTGCCACTCATCATCACTGTTTGGAATCTCAAGTTGTTGACCTGCATAACCTTCACACATAAGAGAAGCCCATGAAGTAAATGTATGATAACGTGGATCGTATACGAGAGCTAAAGCCATTAGTAACCTCGAACATCACCAATATCTGCTGATAGAAGCAAGTAACCTAATTGGTAATTGCCATCAATAACATTGCTTTCAAATTTTAATCTTAGTTCTCTGCGCTGTTCTTTCATATCTATCTTATGTGTGTTAGGACTAAATACATATGGGCTTGACGGAGAGTCTTCAGCTTGAGCATATGGTCTTCCAGTTACAACTAATGACATATCACCTGTTTGTATAAAGTCAGGCTCAACACGCTCTAAACGCAACCAATAATTAGCGCCTTCAGGTGATTGCTGTGAAGGGCCGCCTGATACCCATCCCAAATTAGAAGTTTCAAAGAAACTTGGAATTGCATAAACTTGGTTTTGTATAACTGCATTATAACCAATCTCATGTTGATATAATGTAACTAAATTTTGAACTTCTGTAGTAGTTAAAGTAATACTAAATCCAGCTCCTCCTGCATCAGTATCAAGCGTAGAAGAAGTTAAAACATTTCCTACTGCATACCCATAACCTTTACTTGACATAGAAACTGCTGTGACTGCACCACCTGATACAGTAATTGTTGCATAAGCCAAATAACCATCACCACCATCAAGAGGTATTTGATAGTATGTACCATTTGCATATCCTGATCCACCACTAGTGACTGTAAGATTATTTCTTAATGCTCCTTCACCGCTTGGTGATCTATTAATTTGCCAATCCATATTAATTGGATAATGAAACACTTGTGAGAAGTAACCTGCAGAGCGTCTTGCACCTTCAGCAAAACCTGCGTCATACCAACAGTTTTCACGTATGTTATAGATTATTGCATTATTGCATTCTGTTGAGTTTCCGTGTGGATAGAACCACCAAATTTCACCGTAACGAGGAACTTTAGTTGCCCAAACTTTTTGGCGTTGCTGATAATTTAAATTATCAAAGAAATAGTTTTGATTAAAGTTATTTGGAATTTCCTTTACAACACCGTTATAAAGCATAAAGCGATCAACACCACACCAGTAGTAAATGCCGTCATATTCAATTACAGATGAAGAAGAAAGAATAGATGATTGAGATGTGATAATGTCATAACGCCAATAGAAAGTAGATGATGTGCCACCCGTAGATACTGTTGTAGGTGTATATGAAACACGAATTAATGAGTCAAGAGACCAAAATAAACCTGATGGAGCATTAGAGCCACCACGAACTGGAAGACCTTTAACTATTTTTGTTGCAGCTACATTTGTTTCATTGGCATCGGCTGATACCCAATCATTAAAATTTCCTGCAGCACTATTTTTAATTAATCCATTATTGCCATATACAAACACATAAGGATGTAATACAACAACACCACCTGACACATCAATATTATTATCAAAAGTAAGTGTTACGCTTGCATTAGTTGCAGTTGCGTTGTGGGATAGTGTGACTGCTGTTCCAACAATAGATAAAACAGTTGTGTTTGCAGGTATGCCTGTACCAGTAACAGTTTGTCCAGCACCAATAAGTAAATTTGCTGTGGCTAAAGTAAATGTTGGTAAACCATTTGTTGTAGAACCTATTGCAGTAAATGTACCAATTTTAGATAATGATGTGCCTGCAATATCTCCACCTAAAACAGGTGTGTTAGATTCATTAGCAATATCATTAAGATTAAGACCAGGATGAGCTAAAAGCGTTTGAACGCCTGTGCCTTGTGCATCAAACTCAGAATCAAATTGCCAAAGATTTCTATCATCAGGTGTAAAGTTTGAAAGCGTCATATCAATAACGCCAGTTCCAACACCTAAATTATTAATATCTAATCTTTGAACGCCATTGTTATATCCATTAAAAACTGCATTGAATGGGCCTTGTGGATCTAAGTAAACACCTCGAGAAGGGCCAGCAAAAAATTCAGTTATTTCAGAATAGCCTTGCATCTTACGTGGGCGACCACGTTGAAAGCGAACCCATTGACCATCTTGATAGTAATTTCTATCTAAGACAGTACCATCACGCTGAATACCTGGTTGGGTATCAGGTGCAAATACTTTCTTGGTCATTAGAAAGTACCACCATCAATACCAATATATGAAGTTGCCGTTACTGAACCATTGACAGTAATGCCTGTAGAATTAACATTAAATATGTTAGTTCCTAAAATTGTGATACCAAAAATTCCTGCACCAGGTCTATATACACCTGTTGTTGGTTCTGATGCAAAGTAAAGGGATGGATTTGAAACACTTCCATTTGCTAAAGCATTTACAGACGCTCCTGCTTGAACAGTATTTGCGTTGTAAAAGTTTGTGCCATCACAAATTAAAGTTGCTTGATTTCCTGCGGCAATTGTAGCTGTAGATCCACCAATTACTCCTGTTGATATAGTAAGTGTGTGACTATTTGCAGTTACTTGATTACTTACCACATAAAGTGCAACTACAGGAGGATAAATAACAGTAACATCGCCTGTTAAGTTGCCTACATATTCTTGAATAATTGTAGTAGCTTCAGATGTAGATAATGTATATGTTCCTGTTGTTACTGCTTTAGTTAGCGCCGTAAAAAAGAAATTTGTACTTGTGCCATAACCAATAGTTAAATATTCTGTGCCAGTGCAAACAATAATTGCTGCTTCATTTGGTTGAAATAATTTATCAGAAGCTTGGTCAATCGTATCAGAACCTGTTGTTGATATAGTGTAAGATCCTGTGCCATTGTTTTTAAAGAAACAGAACCAGTTATCACCTAATGTTGATGCAATAGGAAGTGTTGCAGTTCCCGTGCCACCTGACCAAACAGTTGTTAATGCTCTGTCTGTTGATAAAAATGTATATCCATTAGTAATGCCTGATATTGGGTGTGATTGATTTAATGTGGTACCTGATGCGAGTAAACCTGAGCCTGCTAATGCTGATGCGTCAGGAGCTGATGTTCCTAAGCCTAATGCAAGACTTGCCCATGTTCCTGATACAGTAGAATTGTTTGTTAAGTAAATATATCTTGCTTCACCAGCATTAATAGTTGTTATGACACTGCCACTTGCATTTTTAATAGTTAAGTTATATGCACTTGGATTTTTAATTAATGTATCTTCACCAACAGATACTTGATTTGCTGGAGGCAATAACACTGACAATCCACTTGTAGATGGTGTAATCACCATAATACGAGCTACTACATTTGTAGATGTATTACCGTTGATAGGCCATACAAGTGTTAAATCAGATGAAATTGAATAGGCAACATAACTTACATCGGTAGGTTGTATTACGTCGCCTGTAAATGGATTTACATAAGAGGTCATAATTAAGTGTCAAGAACAGTTGCCTGTCTGTCTCCAATACGTTGAGTGTTTTCTTGTTTAAGCGTATTCATAATAGCTGTGTATTGTTGTTGCCACATAGGCATGCGTTCATCATTTTTAAGGAACGGCATAGCTTGTAGTAATGAGCCATATAAAAGAGCTTGTGGTGCATAGATAGTAAACCAATTAGTTTGGTTTGTAGAGTCAAGCGGTTGAACTCGCTCGTAGTATAAAACTTGGAAATTGTAAGTGTCGTCAGGTGTAGGTGCAATTAACCAGTGGCTATAGTCGTAATCACAGTAAAATTTAGGAATATCTTCTTGACCTTCATTAGGCCAGTATTCTCTCAAATATTCATATGTTCTAAGTAAAACAGGTTGTCTTTCATTATCTACAACCACATTCATAGAAACTGTTTTGTGCCATCTAGCTGGCTTTTGAAGGATGTTTGAACCTGCAACTAAAGTAGAGTTTGCTACAGTTAAATTACCAAGAAACTTGATTTCAGACGCAATGACTTGCTCTGCCAACATAATGAAAAGTGGAATTTTATCAAGCGTAGCTGTGTCTGTACGCTCTAAATAAGACTGAATGTTTTCGACCAAACTGTCATAGGTCATTGCTACTGCGGTGGTCATTGCTTAACCTCGTAAAAATAATTGATTTTCATCGTTACGACGTGTTACAAGACCTTTTACAATCTTCCCGCCTGCCTTATTATACTTCAAAATTTCCTTTGCCGCACCCTTTTTATCTCCGCGAAGAATCTTCTGACGGAGTGTTGATCTTTGAAATGTCCCCAAGCCAAGATTAAAGGCAAAAGATACCAAAGCATCAAATTCACCTTGTCGAAGAGGCACGTTAGGTAGCATCTTAGATATTCCCAACTCGAAACGTCGCAAATCACGTTTAAGAAGCCCATCTACTTCCTCCATTGTAAAAGTTCTGTTCCAAGATTCAGGCAATGATTTGCCATCGCCGATAAGATGACCGACACCCACAGTATACAAACCAATACAATCACGGTAAGGCCTACAACGAACGCCTTCATGATGTTTAATAAGTTGTATACCACGCTCTGAAGTATTCATTATTGACTATTATGTTTTTCCCATTGACGAGACCCAAACCAAAACCCAATAATTGACGCTAGAATGCTCATTTCCTCAGTAGAAAAGACCTTATCTAAGGCAGTTAAAAAGAAGTCTAAGTTAGGAGTTTGTGCAGTCAATACAAGAACCCATATTAAAGATATAACATCTACAAATACGAGCAAACCTACAAACATAAATGTAATATAAGGCCTTACTTTAGCGTTCAAATCAACTACATTTTGTGACGCTTTTTCAATAAGTTGTTTGTCATGATCATATAAAGCTACACGTTCTTGAGCGTACGTTTCTGCGTACGTGCCCTCTAATTCAATTTCAGCTACCTTTTGTTGACTAGCAAAACCTTTTTCTGCCATAGCTAGTTGTTGTGCATTTTGAAGCGCAGCCATCTCGCGCTCATGCTTTTGATCACCTTTCTGTTGAAAGAAAGAAAGTACATTCGGTAAGGCTGAAGAACCTATACCTAAAATTGCTGAGATAATTGATAACATAATTAATTTCCTAATGGGTTAGTGGTTGCTTTGCGTAAAGCTTTCATTTGTTCTTGCATAGATGTAATAGCAGAATTAATTTCTAAAGTGTTACCTTTAGCTAAAGCTTGTGCTTCTCTTGATGAAGCTAAAGCGTCAGAAGATTTCTCTTGCATACGAATAGAAGCGTCTTGCAATGATGATATACGTTCTTGTTGTGCTTTAACTTGTAATTCTAAAGCTGTAATTTGGGTTTTCATTTCACCCAAACCTTTTACTTCTTCAATTGCCGAAACCGCTTCGTTGTAACGGGTTATCGCCAAGTAAGCTCCTCCAGCGATAATTGGCAATGCCGTTAAGATGATCCCCAATATCACTTGAGGCGATAATGTCAAGGAGAAAGTCTTGTTCTCGTCCATATTCTTGTTCCTGTGTTAAGTTAATATATTCCTGAATTTGTTGTTGTTGTAGACTGTATCCTGAGTTCAGTAGTTGCATGCTCATGACAAGTCCGAATCCAGGTACTATCTCTTTCCCTTTAGGTATTACTAAGTCCTTCACATTGTCTTTCTTGTCCTGCGAGCTTGTTGTAGAACTCGTCGAACTGGTAGATGTTGTCGTTGAAGAACCGTTTTGTGTCGTAGATCCTGTCGACGTTGACGATTGGGTCGTCACTGTCGTTGTCGTCATATCCATCGTCACAGCTGGTGCCATCATTGCAGTTACAGACTCTGTTTGCGTAGACTGGGCATTGATGGACTTGCTTATTACCGAATTGGGATTCGTTGGGCTTATAGGCGAAATCGGTGAAGTCGGATTGTTTATATTGGTCGCCGTCATCGTGCAAGTATCTGAAGTTACCGACCAAGCAGTCCATGTTGGCGAACCATACGGATCTGAACATATCGAACTTCTTGATTCTGTTATTAAGCCATTGTATCCAGGTTGACATGTTAATTGCCTTGTCTCCATGCTTGTATGGCATGTTGGCGGATCTTGTGTGCAATTGTTACTAGTCGTTGTCCAAGCTGACCAAGTTTGTGCAGAGCAATTATAAGACCTACTTTGATTAATAGCACCTGATTGGTGTATTGGACAAGCCAATGTTTGATACTCTGTTTGGTTTTGGCAAGCAGGTTGTGCAGTGAACATACCGCATTCAGGTATATGTGGATAAATTTGACAAGCAAGTTGCTGACAAGCTTGCATAGTCGTTCCATCTGCAACACCAAGGCTTGAAAACACTGGCCCATAACTTGTCCACTGCGTTGCATAACAGTAGGCATACGCATTACTCCTTAACAGGAGGCAAAGCAGGAATATTAAAATCCTCGCCATATAGTTTCTTAAACTTTTCAGGATAGCGTTTAAACCATGCTTTTTTAGCTACATCACCTACTGAACCACCAATAGGACAAGGTGATCCTGACATTTCCATTGCATCCCAAACTGTTGGGTCTTGGCATAATACTGATACTGCTGCTACCTTAAGACCTAAGTCATTAAGAGTTTTTGCTAATTTAATTTTTACGCAATTTTGGTCTAACATAACAGTACCACCTGATACTGATACGACACCAAAGTTACCTGCGCCTGATACAGGAACAGCGCATACATCTTGTGAGAAAGCTGACATAGAAGGTGCCATAGCAGAACCTACTGGCATACCTTTGTTTTGAATAACAGTTGTGTCTGCCCATGTGTAAGGAACATAAGCACATCCTGCTAAAGCTAACACTAATAAGATAATTAGCTTTTTCATTTTAGAACTATACTAAGAAATAAAAGAATGATGGCACCTGCTGATGCCATTAGA